CTCGACGGAATATCTCACCGTCATCAGGATAAGGATTTTGAAAAAATTGAGCTTCTAAAGCTTTTGTGCCCATTAAATAACGATCTTCTTCTAATTCTTTATCTCCATAACGCCTTGGCTCTAAATACGATCCTGCTTTATTAACATGTAGAAAATTATTAAAAGAATAAATCTTAGATCTTCTAGCTTTTATTGGAATTATTACATTTTCCCAGGAATCGTCTACAAAAGTTGCTGTAAAGTCAGTTGCACCTAATCTTTGTTGAATATTTAATATTTGGCCTTTTTTTCTATTATTAAACCTTGAAAACGCAGTAGTTTTAGTCCATTCTAATATAGATTCGCTTTCTACTACCGACATAGATTGTCTTGGATCCATTAAATCATCAAAAATAAGTATATTTGCACCTTCACCTGTAATAGAACCCATTGCTGAAGTTGCTAATCTAAAACCACCTTTAGAAGTAACAAAAGCGTTTTGTGTATTTTTAGTCTCAGATTGATCTATTTTCAATGTCCTTGACTTAGTATCAATATGGAACTTAGGAAAAGCCCTATGGAACCAAGAGGAATTTGATATCGCCCTTGCAAAAGAGTGTAATTTTTGCGATAATGATGCGGAGTGAGATATAGAAATTATCCTTTTTTCAGGATTTAGCCCTAAATACCACATTGAAAATGCAACATTACATAATGCTGATTTACCGAACCTAGGAGGAATATTAATATTTAATTTTCTTATTTCTCCATTAGCAAATGCTTGTAAATATTCACAAAGCAGCCCTATATACCAATTATCTAAATATTTTTCACCTCCATCAAATTTTTCAAACGATTGCTCGTAAAAACATTCTAATTTGTCTCTTACAAGAAAATCTATTGTTGAAGGATTATAAATTTCTGGCATGTATCTATTATTTATATAAATTATAATCTTTTAAAATATAATTTATATAATATAAAAAGTAAATCGAAAAATTTTTCTGGATTTTCCCGGGGACTATTTTTATTTGAATTCCGTTTCCGGAAAATTTTTTTGGGATTTTTTTCTGGAAAATTTTTTTGGGATTTTTTTCTGGAAAATTTTTTTGGGATTTTTTTCTGGAAAATTTTTTTGGGATTTTTTTCTGGAAAATTTTATTATTGAATACTTTTAGAGAAGAGAGCGCGATTCATAAGAATCATTATTACCGCGATCGTTTTAAAATTTAGCCGCGCAATATAATTATACGCGGCCAGGATAATATTATTTATTATTTTTATTTATATACATTGTATTTATATTTATATTTATATTTATAAATTAATTTTTATTTAATTTATATAATTATTATAATATATTAAATTATAACTGTACACACTTTTTTTTATATATTTTAAAATTTATTTTATTTATTTTAAAATAATTGTTTACATTTATAATTTAATATATTATAATAATTATATAAATTAAATTTTATTTTAATTTATAAATATAAATATAAATATAAATATAAATATAAATATAAATATAATGTTAGAATTTTTAAAAGAATTAAATAATAAATTCGCCGAGTTAGATAAAAAATTAGGCGATCTCCAAGATAACGTTAAAATTTTAAAAGAATCTGCGGACGATTTAAAATCAACAATATAAATATAAATATAAATATAAATATAAAATGACTAAAAATATAGAATTAGATATTATACCTATGTGCGATGAAGAATTTAAATTATTTATTAATAATTTAAATAAATATAATTTAAAATCAACGTTCATCGAAGATAATACGCAAAATCCTAATTGCAATATTATTAAATTATCAGGATCTTACGGCGATATAAAATTATATTTAGAAAACGAATATGCCACAGACAATGAAGATTTAGAATTTTTGCTAACGCAAATCAACAACTAAAATCAACAACTAAAATTTATTTTATAATATATTAAATAAACTGTTTACAGTTAAAATTTAATATATTATAATAAATATATCGGTAAAACGATAATATAATCAATATAAATATAAAAATAAAATGTATATAAATAAATTAAAAGATCTATCCAGAAATAATATAAAATTTTTATTAGACAACTTAGAATATAAATTAAAAAATCAACAAAATTTATACTACGATCGAGATATTGATACGATCGTGCTATCTGATCCTAAATTCACATTTAAATACAAATGCAACACTAGTTCGCTAGAAAATAACAAAATTATTCTTGAAATGCCTAGTTATAAAGGCGATCCTGTAGAAATTTATAATAAAATCAACAAAAATACCAACCATTTTACCTCGATGCTATATAAATTATGTGAGCTTATGGCAAATAAGGCCGATGATTTAGGATTATAAATATCCTAAATCAACAACTAAAATCAACAATATAAATATAACGATAAAATCATGAAAACATTTGACAAATATAAACAAAATTTAAAATATACTTACGGTGATAAAGGCCTAGAAATATATTCATATGGCAATTTAGTTGCTTATTATGATGAAAAAATTGATCCTAATGCATTAATTCAACCAAAATATTATAGCGTAACAACTCAAAAGCATATAAATTACGCGGCTAAATATTTCAATTTTAAATTAATTAAATCATTTTAATTTTTTGGCCTCTTTCTCTAATTGTCTCTTAATTAAATCAATTTCTTTAGGAGACAATTCTCTTTCAGCATTTACAGACGCGTCTATAACGCTTTTCTGGGTAGCTTTTCCCTCCACTCTGTCCAGTATATCATTGATCGCCTGTAATTTGATCTGAGGGCTATTTTTCTCGTCCTGGAGTATATCCAAAAATGTAAATGTTTCTAAACCAATCTCTTTTACAATTTTTGCGGCCTCTTCATTTCCATTTAATTTTAATTCTCTGGCCTTCAATTCTGTAAAAATTTCTAGGCCTAATTTAAATCTTTCTTTTAGCTCTTTTTTCTTTTTAGAATTAACCCTTAATGCCTCTCCTCCCATAGCTCCTATCCTCTTTGCTCTTTCTTCTCCTTTCTTAAATGGCTTCAAATTTTTAATTCCTTGCTCAATAGAATTCTTATGAATATTCATTTTATTTAATATAATTTAAAATTAATAATATATAAAACTAATTTTAATTGCACAATTCCAAAAGTAAATATAAAAATCAACAATAAAAATCAACAATAAAAATCAACAATAAAAATCAACAATAAAAATCAACAATAAAAATCAACAATAAAAATCAACAATAAAAATCAACACGAATTTACCAAATTAGTGAAGGTTACGAGGTTACAAGATAAGTTACAAGACTTGTAACCTAAACCAAGGTAAATCCCCCTTTGCCTAACACGCCATGAGGTTACAAGTTACGAGTTTTTCCCTTATAAGCCTTAACCATTTTATTTTTTTTTATTTTATATTTTTTTATTTATCATTCATATTAATCTCTATTTATCTTGTAACTTGTAACCTTTTTATAAAATAATAATAAAGAAAGTCAACAATTCTATACCCTCAGAGCCGATAAAAAAAGGTTACAAGATGCCTAAAACTTGTAACCTATCTTGTAACCTTTTAGCTATCTTGTAACCTTTTAGCCATTTTTTGCCCTCACCTTGGAATTTTGCAGGAATAAAATAAAAAAAAGTAAAATAAAAAAGGTAAAATAAAAAAGTAAAATATATTTTAAAATATGTAAAATAATTGTTTACATTTAAAATCTACCATTATATAATTAATTTATCAATTGGCCACATTGGCTAATTGATAAATTAATTATATAAATATAACGATAAAATGACTAAAAAAAATAATAATGAATTAAAGGAATATTTAAATCAACTTTTAGATAATGATTTTAAAATATTAATATCTAAACCTACACAATCATTTCCAGAAATGACTTACGCATTTTTTGAAAAAAATAATCGAATCGGTTATGTAGGATATGATTTTTATAAAGGGTTTAAATTTTCAACTCAACATAAACCTAATAGTAAATATGGCACAGGATTTGCCTGCCAAGATTATGAAGACTCTATAAGCAACCCTACAATAAAAGACGCAGAAAATTGTTTATTATATAAATCTGGATTTTATGATAATAATCAAGAAATGTTATATAAAAACTTAGAAGAATTTAAAAAAATGGAAACAGTTTTAGAATATGAATTCATTACCTCAAAATTTAAAATCAACAACTAAAATCAACAACTAAAATCAACAACTAAAATTATGACTAATTTAATCTTTGAATTTAATCAATCAGAAAAAGAGTGCTTAAAAGCTGTTAAAGAAAATGGGTTATCGCTTCAACATGTGATTAATAAAACTCCTAAAATAATATTAGAAGCTATTAAGCAAAACCCAGAGGCTAAGCAATATATGTCTATAGATTTATTTTTAGAAAAAGCATCTGATAATGAGATA